CAAGGAAATTGAGCATTTTCACTCGAAGATTGTCCAAGCATCCAAGGCGGGTAAAGCGTCTGCTGAACGGAGGTTCAACGGGCGTTCAACGGACGTTCAACCAACCAATAACCAAGAACCAATAACCATTAACCATAAACCAAAGGTAGAGAGCACAAGAGGCTCACGCCTCTCACCAGATTTTTGTTTAACAGAAGATTGGAAAGACTTTTGCCAACAAGACAGACCTGACCTTAACCCGTCTAAAGTGTTTGAGTCATTTAAGGATTATTGGATAGCCAAGGCTGGACAACAAGGGGTAAAGTTGGATTGGTTTGCCACATGGCGTAATTGGGTAAGAAGTCAGAACCAAGCCCCTGTAAATAAAGCAGACCAAGTGTTTACGACTGTGCCAAGCAAATTCGAGCGTGATCCAGCCTTGATTGCTGTTGAGCAAAAACTAAAAGAGGGTGTTCCGATGCCTCCTGAGATTAGGTTAGCAATGGAAAGGTTAAGAAAATGACTAGACTAGAAGCCCATGAACTACTCGACAAGCAAAAAAACCAACGAGGATTCTCATGCCTATCGTCAGAGATTGATAGAGCATTATGGGTCTGCGGAGACACGAGAACACCTTTTGCAATGTCTAGCGAAAGAGTGGAAAACCCGTTACATGAAACAAATGAAAGCCATTGGGAAGCACAAAGCCTCTACATGGTGGAGAGACATCATCGAATCAATGGAGAAGAAGCGTGGGAAAGCCTTTGTGGATGATTTACGATTAAGAATGAATAAACTGAAAGAGACAAAATGATTGAAATAGTAAAAGAATTAGTTAAGACTATGGAATCCGCAATCAAGGCGGGAGATTGGAAGGTTGATGGGGCTTGTGATCCTGACTTAATCTTAAGAATAGCAAAAAAGGCTATTCAAGACGATAAATGCCGTGAAGCATTAGACCGATTGGCAGAAGAAAACAAACGACTTGGATTGGAATACTAAATGAAATGCCCTAACTGCGAAAGCGATAAAACAATCACTACTGAAACAACCAAAAATGGACAATTCAACTATCGTAGAAAACTCTGCAATATCTGTTTCAACATCTTCAAAACAAAGGAAGAGGTCTATATTGGCGCAATTCCACGCAAAAAGAGGTTAACTAAACCCGTGGAAACAGACTACCAAAAGCATTTTGCGACTGATGCACTAAAGAGGTTTTGGAAATGACTGTGTTCATCGGCGTAGACCCCGCAAGCGCAACGGGTGCAGTTGGTGTATTGGATTCAGAGGGTAATTACATAAGTTGCCAAATGATCGAGCACCAAGACAAGCATATTCGTGCAATGGTGTTCAAAAACGCATTACTTAAATTCGCACCAGCACATGAGGGCGGAGAAATAGCCATTGAAATGCTATACAGCCGCCCAGGTCAATCAGCCTCCGCTATGTGGACATTCGCAAGGGCAGTCGGTGCAATAACTGCCATTTGTGAACTGAGCACCCTACCAATGCACTTCGTCCGCCCTCAAGTGTGGAGACAGTTCTATCATTTACCGCAAGGCAAGCATGAGAGCCTAGATGTAGCCCGTATGCTATGGCCTGAAGCACCATTAAAGCGCAAGATGGATCACAATTTGGCAGACGCCCTACTTATTGGGGAATATTGGAGGCAACAAGTCAAAGGGTTAAGAGATGACAAAGCCACAGCCAAAGCATAATCTAATCAGATTCTCAGAAAAAGAACGGGAGATTATGCGAACCATTGGAGGCGGTAATCTTTCAGAGGGCGCACGAATATGCGTAATGTGGGGCGCTCATTTTTGGAATTTGGGGCTGAATACTGAAATGGATTTGGCGAACATTGGACTGGTTACAGTTTCAAAGACAGACAAACACCCGCACGAATAGCCCAAGAACGCATTAAAACGGGCTGTAAGGCGATAATTTAGCGTTTCCCTTGATACCCTACATGGAAGGGATTAGAATGGCTTAAAAATAGGTAAAGAAAAACCGCCCGAAGGCGGTGTTAAGTGAGTGCTTACTAACTTATGCTGATTCTGTGTTGAATGTATTTCTTTGGTTAACTCCAAATTCGTCATATTCTTCAAAATCAGCCTCGACAGCATTAGTTATTTGCCAATCGATATCTTCGTCAGATTCCCAATAAGCATTTTCTGACTCAAAGGCTATTATTTGCGCTTCCTCTGCGCTATTGGCCTGGACTTCTGTTTTTTCCAATGTTGTGCGTTCTGCGTAGACAATGTAAGTTTTCATGATTAACTCCTGTTTATTTGCGTTTAAGAATAATTTGAAGGATTAGTGCAATAGTCGCATATATCATGCTTTGACCTCTGATACATCTTCAATATGCCAGTCGCTTAGTTCCTGAAAACGCCCGCCTACTGGTTCAAAATCTCCGCCGTCAGCATCGAGAGCAACTTCCCACGCTTGCTCTTCATTCTCGGCCTCAATCTCCAATTCGCACCATGACAAATAAGTGGCTAAAACTTTGTATTTTTTCATTTTGTGCCCCTTAATGCTGACGATATACAAAAGATTGATTAGCGGGACACTCGCCCACAAAAACCCCTTGTTCTTCCAAATAATTGCGAGCAATGTCGTTTATTTCTTTTTGACTTAAGTCTGACTCGCACTCTAGAGAATACGCTTCAATGATTGATTGAGCGTCACATTCTTCAAATTCACAACAAAACTCTATTACATCCAATTCAAGTGGTGTATCACGATCAAACTCTAATGACTCTAGATAATCAAATAAAACTTCTAATCCCTCATAAGAGAAATTGTCTGATCTATTGCATTGCTTAAATTCTTGACGAAAGTCAAAAAGGGAGATTGTCTTAATCATATTGACACCCCATCCAAAAAGGTTTGACCTTTTTTAGTGGTGACATTAGCACCCAAGGCACGAAGGCGAGATTTTGTCGTGGGTGTAGGCCAAAGGGCTAAGGTATGTTTTACAACCATTACAAAGCCTGTCTGACTGTTTACATCGGCGATATGGTTGTTGTGTAGGAATACTCCAACATTCTGCCCATCAATCGGGCGAACCGCCGTATTCGCATTGCTCCAAGGTTTACATTTATAAACCGCATCAAGCATTTGTTTTTCAATTTTACGCATATTAACTCCTTTGATTGATAAAAACCCCATGCAAAGCATAGGCCACTAACCCCCATGAGGGTCAGCAGTCTAGACTTTAGAAAGTCAGGCAGTCGAAGTAGGTTAGTAAGCAAAGCACCCATGCGCTACAAAAGGCAAAGGCACAAAGGGCATTGTATAAATGCTGTCTCATGCTGACACCTCTTCATTGACTTCTGACCATGTAATCTTTGTGTTACGCATAGCGGGCTTTTTTAATTGCTCATTGCAAAAATCCCACAAAGCCCACAAAAAGTCATTGAGTTTTGAAGGGTCTATTTCGATGGAAATAGTTACATTGTATTTTTTCATTGTGTGTTAACTCCTATGAATGAATGAAAGGGAAAGCCCCGAAGGGCTAGGGATTTAATATTTATGTTTTGAAATTCTAGCCCAGTAGACCGCCACTGCGCGCGCTCTGGCTATTTGGTCAGGTGTCCATCCAAGGTCTAAGTTAGCCAGTATGTGACGGGCTGAAGATAGGGTAAGACCTGCGTTTTGTTTTGTGTATGTCATTTTGCTAGACCTTTCAGGCAGTCAGGGCAGTCGCAAGGGATTACATCGATTTTGACTGATGCCCTTAATTCTTCCATCGTGTCATAGCCCCTTACATGGACTATTTCATCAGAGAATCGGAAGCCATAGGGAAGGTTCAACATATAGGCTACATCGTCACCATAGCCGTCTACATCTACATCGTTGGAAACATCTAGTTTGTATTTCATCATTGACACCTATTTAAAAAGATTATTAAAAAGAACTGCTATTGCTAGCCCTGAATACTATGCACAACCCATGCCAACTTTAGCATTTACAAAATACCTAATAAAATCAACGACTTACAGAAACTTAACATAATAAACCCGCACCTAGATTGTGCAAACATTATCACTATATAAAATCATGCACTAACTTCGTGCGTTACCTACTATATATTAACCAACTTGGTGCATAGACTAACTCTATCGGTTTACTTTGTGTGATAGTTGGAATATATCGAAAGGTTTTGTGGGTTGCATCATTATGGTGCATCGATCATATATGCGAATCGTTCTCATTTGCAACTGCACCTACTTGGTGCATGGTAACTTTGTATTGATAATGATTCTCATTTGTGTTTACCTTAATGCAAGTGATTCTCATTCGCGTCTTGCTTTGGTTAGTTAGTGCTTACTTTTGTATAGGGGGGAGGGGGTAGGCTCTGTGTGGAATATTTGTGGGTACACCCCATCCACAAGAAAAGGTAATTTAGACTTTTACTGGACAACGAAGGCTAAACGACTAGTAAGTGATGGACGATAGCCTGTAACCCGTATATACAGGTAGTTCTCAAGAAGAGAGAGCCTCTCGTTTATCTAAGTTACAACCATGTTTGTCAGACAATGGAAGCCTAAGCCGCTTTGCCCCGTTCGCCTTGTCTGCGGTGTTATCACAACATTAGCAGAGGGTTACTAGAAACTCGCCTAGTTCACTACGTTTATCCTACTTGGTCGGCTCAACCGCATAGAGGGGTGGGTCATGCCCCCGTTGTCATAACTATATCAGGTATTACCCTATTGTTCAACAAATAAATCTAGTTCATAATAGAGTTGCCAAGACGCATGGAGATTGTGTTTGACGCTATGCACATAGCACAGAGAGTCAGTAGTCTCCAGCCGTGTTGGTGAATGTTGCAATGTAAGTCACAGGCTTGTTGCTCCTGATGCGAAGTTGGGTCAGCCAACCACCAACAACCTATAAAAACTTCCCCTTTGTGGACAAAAGTAAATGAATCAAACTAAACCCCGTGGTAGACCAAAAGGTTCTACTAACAAACAGTTCTCCCTTACCAGTTATGCTGATAAGCCTGAACTCATTACTCTCCCCAAGACTGAGACTGCCCAACTCAAAGAATTAAAGAATCTCCTGATAAACAGTGCAGGTTCTAGAGTTGTCCATAAGGCAGTAGAGATTGCCATGAATGACGAACACCCTGCCCAACTAGCCGCTATTAAGTTGTGTATGGACAGAATGTTGCCTGTCTCAATGTTTGAAAAAGAAGGCAAGCAAAGGTCAGCCGTTACCATCAATATTACGGGCATAGGTGAAATTACGCATAGCCCTGAAACCATAGATGCTGAAGACATAGAGGCTAAAGATGACTAGGGCGGCAGAACGCAAACAAGCAATGCTAGATGGAAAGCCTACCTACTTTACTGGCAAACCCTGTAAATATGGGCATATTGCTGAAAGACGGACAGCCAAAGCAGAATGTATTGCTTGTGAAACAGAACGCAACAACTCAGAATCTCGCAAGGAATACATGGCTTCCTATGCTGAGAAACAAAGAGAAAAACTCCAAGAAATAGCGTCTAGATGGCAAAAAAACAATAAAGGCAAAGTCAATGCCAATACCGCTTTTAATCATTCAGCCAAGATGCTTAGAACTCCAAAATGGCTCAGTCCTTTTGAAAAACTGCACATAAAGTGCCTTTATCAGGTTGCCGCAATGAGAAGTAAGCACAGTCAGATTGCTTGGGATGTTGACCACATAGTTCCCCTACAAGGGAAAACTGTATCTGGACTCCATGTTCCTTGGAATCTACGAGTCATTCCAAAAAAAGAAAACATCCTAAAAGGAAACAAATACCATGTCTGACTTAAATTTCCAACTGTTGCCGTGGCAGGAGGAGGTATTTAAAGACCAGACTCGCTTCAAGGTTATAGCGGCTGGACGCCGCTGTGGGAAGTCAAGACTTGCCGCCACAACTCTTATCATTGAGGCTTTAAAGTGTACTCAAGGTTCTGCTGTGCTTTATGTAGCCCCAACAAACGGGCAAGCAAGGCAGATTATTTGGGACGTATTATTGGAACTAGGCAGGGAGGTAATTCAGAATGCCCACATCAACAATCAAAACATCACGACAATCAACGGAGCAACCATCTACGTCCGTGGAGCAGACAGACCAGACACGCTACGTGGAGTTTCACTCACCTATGCAGTCCTCGATGAAGTCGCAGACATCAAGCCAGAAGCGTGGG